TAAGGTTGCCGATAGCAGCTTGTGTGTAGTACTGAGGTGGAAGTCCAGCATCCTTCATCATACCTGTGATCTGGTTTTCGTAATCGAGATAATCAGCAGGAGACAAAACGTTAAGTCCAGCTTTAAGACGCTGAGTGTTTCCTGAGAAACGAGTCATGTACGCTTGGCTGGTCTGAAGATCAAGGCTGATAGCATCGGAACTCATGCCACCCATGGCATCGTTCTTAATGATATTTTGCAGGGCAGCTGATGATGAATCAAGCTGACCAGTCACAGGATCTGTTTTGTAGATACCGTAAGAAGTGAAAAGAGCGTTAACCGTGTCGTAGACACTTTGACGCTGTGTCTGCACACCAGCATCTAAGCCTGAAGAAGTAGTGACGTTAGTCGTACCGTTTGAGTATGTAATGGTGGTTACATCTTGTCCTTGAGCGTTAACCGATGTGCTACTGCCAACCACTGTCTTGCCACCTGCAGGAGCAGAAGAACCGCCACCTGTATTAACAGGAACTACTTGGCTTTTGACTCCACTTGAGCTGGTAATCGTTGTAAAAGGGTTAAGCCCTGCTGCAATGTCAGCTTGAACAATGGCTTTAGATGCAGCCGCTTTAGCAGCTGACGCTGCTGCTTTAACTTTGGCTGCTGCTTCTTTAGCAAATGCTGCTTGTAAAGCAGCTGATTGTGTTGCCATCAGGTTGCCACTCCAAAGTCTTTAAGAATGCCATGTGCGATACCAGTAACTGTGTCACGGGCATTGTTCGTGTACTGCCAACGAGGATCAGAACGAAGGTTCTGCTGGAACTGCCACATAGATGTGGGAGTCGCAGTACCGTCTGGTCCGATAGTCGTACCTAAGGCTTTTTGAATTGTTGGATTTTTTGAGAAATCAATAGATGCAGGATCTAATTCAAGGATGCTGCCCATTTGCTGAACATAAGGATCAGCGATCTGCTTCATGGTCATGCCTTTGTCGATCAGCCCAGCGAATCCTGAGTATTGGCTTTTAGCCATATCACGAAGATGTTGCTGATAAGTCTCAATGGTTGCACCAGAGCTAGGATCATTGACCGCATTGGCAGCCGAAGTAACATAATCATCGCCTACATTGACACCCATATCTTGAGCATAGCTACGAAGGCTTTGCTCAGTGGTGATGACAGCACCAGCAGTAATAGGGATCTTGGAGTTAACTGCAGTCTGAGTGATCTTAGACTGGAGCTTGGTCTGGTAATCAGATGATCCATAGACGCTTGCATCAAAGGCTTGGTACATCGAACCAGTGACAAGATCATTAAGATTCTTGTCATCAGGAAGGGTATAACCTAGCTTGATAGCCTCTGCTTGAATGGCTTGCTTGCGGATTTCAAAGGCAGCTTGATAGTTAGCAGGGTTTGTAAACTGGGCTTCAGCGGCTAGAAGTCCTTGACCACCATTGGCTTTGTACCAGTCGCTAGACTTGAACAGGTTGTCAAAGTTGGTCGGATCAGAAGCCTGAAGGTAGCCCTTGTCAATGGCTGTCTGAAGTACCCAGCCAAGAGATCCTTTAGGAGAATACTTCTTGCCAGTGTTAGGGTCTTTTACATCGTCTTGATGCCAGAAAGAATAAGCTCCAGAATACTGGTTGGATAAGATATTTTGAGTAGCGTTGATGCCTTGAAGTAAACCGCCTACTACATTTTCTGCAGATGTTGAAGCAGAAGTGCTTACTGGTTTTTTATTCTTGTCAACCATTATACTCCTGCCATATTAGATGTGGCTAGCTTCTGCATCATGTCGAATGCAGTACCAGCTGCGGTGTAGGCGTTGTATTCACCTGATTGGCGAATCGAATTCTCTACGAATTGGTTCTCAGTAAGGTCATTGCTTGTTGAGTTGTAGGTCTGACCAGACTTAACACGGGATACTGTTCCGCTAGTTGGGTTAGTAGCCGGGGTATAGCTGGTAGAACCTGTCTCATTCATGGTTGGGTTAGCAGCGGCATACTTGAGGTATGCGTTGCCATAGGCAGCCAGTTCTTGATCACTAGCCTTGCGTCCCATGAACTGAAGGAATAGATCGTTAACCACGTTATTGCTAGCCACGACGTTAGGTTGGTCACGGCTGATACGGCTGTAAGTGCTGTTAGCGAAGTAAGGGCTAGAAGCAATGGAATCTTGCTGTCCCATAAATGCTCTAATGTCTACAGGAGCACCTTGGCTAAGACCAGATGTAGGGTTGCTAGCCTGTTGCATAGCACCTTGAAGGGCTGTTGCATCGGCTGTAGTGAACTTAGAACCTAGCTTGAGTTGGTAGTTCTTAATGCCAGCAGCATCGTAGTAACCGCCAGCTGCTGCGTTCGTACGCAGAGTATCAGCCATGTTCTGGTTAGCTGACAAGAATAAAGAAGCCATGTAGGTAAGACCGTCAACTGTAGATGGCAAAGGCTTACCATCTGATCCAACCATTGTCTTGCCGTTAGGCATCTTGGTTGGGTATTGAGCTGTCTTCCAAGCATTGGTAGCTGAAGTCGTTGTACCTGTGGTGATAACACCACCAGTATCTGCAGCAAGACCTGCAGGAGCAGTGCCTGTTGTAGTTGTCTGGGTGTTTCCTGTGGTAGTGGTTTGGCTACTGCCACCCATAGTACCGGGACCAATACCTAACGCTCCAGCAGCTTTGGTATCTGTAGTAGCTGAACTACGAGCAAATGTTTTAGCCATTACTTCACTTCCTCAATAGGTCCAAAAGTAGATTGATAGAACTTCTTGTAGAAGCCCAAGAAACGCGGATCGGCTTTAGATGTAGGCGTTCCCATGGCAATCGCCACTGCCTTATCACGCATCTTCTGAGTATCAGCAGCCACTGTGTTGATGTCCTTGGTTGTATTGATCTTATTTAGGACTACGGTTGCTTGATCAAAGAATGATTGATAGTTGGCATAGTTCCAGTCGTTAGACTGATCCAAGCGGTTCATTGTCTTGGTAAGAGCATCATTCTTTAGTTCATAAGCAGCTGTGCTTCCGCCAGCTTCATAAGCTGGATAAAGCAAACCAGCGTACTTCTCAATACTTGAAGCATTGATTTTAAGGTTTTCGATTGTACGTGGAATGTAGGTTCCAGCTGGAAGTGCTTGAGCCCATGTCAACTTACGGCTAATAGCCGGAGCCAAGTAAGACTTAGCCAAGGTGACAAAGTCAAGACCTTGCTGAACTTGTCCTAGATCGCTAGTCGTGTTTGAGTAGTTAATAGCACGACGAGGAGGATTCTTGAAGATGTCAGAGTTAACAAAGTTGGCGAAATGCTGTGCTTCGTTAAGGATCTTAAGCCATCCGGCTTGTGCCGTTTCTGGCAAAGTTCCCTGACCCCATACGTTCTGACCAGTCTCTGGGTTGTAACCCACAAGCAAAGCGTTCAACTCTGACCATGCTGGAATCAAGCCCTTAAGGAGCTTGGTAGCCTGTGAAGCGTTATCAGAGGTAATAGCCTGCGGCGCGAACATGTTCAAGATGGTGTTGATGTACTGAGAGTTAATACCACCAAACTGTCCTAGACCAATTCCATGGTCAAGGGCGTTCAGTTGCTTAAGCTCTGTAATCAAAGCAAAGTTCTTATCTAGCCAGTTACCGATAGCGTTGTTCTTATTGAAGGCAAATTCATGCCCATCAATCTTGACGCCATGCTGATATACCTGTAAAGCCTGATTAAGGATTGCTGCTTTACCTGTGTTATCTAGGATGTAACCACCGATGTTGCGGTAGAGAGTCTTGTTAAATGAGAATGGATAAAAGACTGTAGCGATGCTCTTCTCAAAGGCGGTACGATCTCCGTAGCCGTTGATTTTCTCAAGCTTGCCAGCAATCTCTTCGTCGCTAAGACCCATCTCTTTGAGATGTTGGGCTTGCCACATCATGCTGTGCAAAGGATTGTAGAAGTTGAAAATGTCGCTTTTAGCCAATGTGCCGTCAAGCTCACTAGCGCCAGACATCTTGCTACCAAATTCCTCTGGGATCAAGCGCTTGGTAAGATCAAATGCATCCTGCAAGCGACCTGTACGCATCAAAGATAGGTAAGGGTTAGCAGTCGCAGGGATGCCTTCTAAGGCAGCCTTAAGGTTAGTCTTAACCATACGACGAATACCAAATAGTGGATTCAGATCAAAGCGGAACTTATCGCGTAGAGCGATCATGTTCTGTCCTAGACCAGCTGTGGCATCAAAAAGACCCCAACGAGCTGAAGATTCTCCAGCAGGTAGCGCTGTCTTACCCATGAATGACATAGCACCCTTGGCAATACCAGCGGTAGAAGCACGAAGTACATCTTCAACTTTACCTAAGCCTACGTAAGTAGCCTTCATCTTTGCATCAGATGCAAGGATATGGGTGATAACCGCGTTAGCTGTAGCACGATCCATCAAAGGAATTTCGTATCCAAGCTTGCTATCTGGGTTGATAGGCTGCATGAGGATCTTACGCATGCTCGCAGTGCTGAGATTGTTGACAGTAGTCTCAGCGCTTTTAGCAAGCTGAGCCTTAGTGCGCTGTTCTGCACGAGCTGTCTCAATCGCAGTTTCATCGCCAGAAGCGAGAAGCTCTGCATTGGCAGGATCTTCATTAAATATCTTGTCGGTCATAGGTGTAGCGCGGTTGTAAACAACGCTGAGTGCACGCTTAGGAATGGTCATCGCATCTTGGAAGATGTGACCTACTTTACCTAGCTTTGCACCTTCTTTAGCCGCACCTTGTGAGAGCAGGTTCAGTACATCGCGTCCGTTCATATTGAACGGTAGCTTTGTTCCTGTCTTCAAAAGCCATTCATCGATAGCCGCTGCGCGTTGAGCACGGCGTACTTCAAAGACGTTAGTGTCCTTGATAGCATCCATGCCTAGGCCTAAGCCACGGGCTGCATTACGGATAGCGTTGTTGTTGTCTTCGACAACGTGTGGAGGAATGATCGACTTCTCATAGGCATGACCGATGCCGGTACCTAGAGCTGGACGCCATCCATGAGCTTTAACAGCCTCCCAAGCATCATGTGCTTCCTGAGGAGCGTTATCAAGAAGAGATGCCTCTGAAGCCTGTGTTTGTGAACGCTTCCAAAGTGCGTACATCATCTGGATTGGATCTTCTAGAAGAGATACTGTCTTAGGAGACATACCTAGCTTCTCGGCAAGAGCCTGACCTTGTTTCCAGATTTCATGTTCTTTACCACCGATAGGCATAGGTTGCAGAGCATGAGGAGCCACTTCTGGGGCTACGTTATTTCTAGCTTCCATCTCAATAGTTGAGAACATGTTAGCTACTTCTTGGTCGTGACCAAGCTTTGAGTATTTGCTAGCCATCTTGCGTACAGCGTTCTGGATGTCTTGTTGAGTCTGGTATTCCGGACCAACAAATCCAAGCTGTCCACGTCCCACAACGTTATTGTGGAAGATAGTGCTAGGCATAAAGCTATCTTTGGCAAGTGCTGGATCTACGCGTACCTTGACAGCAGTGGCTGCTTCAGGCTTAATAACATGAAGGGTCTTGCCATCCTTGTTCATGTACTTGAAACCAGAGGATTCAGTCTTGCTCATCGCATCGCGTGTTACTGCAGCGATACGCTGATCTACTTGTTGTTTGTTAAGCTTGCCAGCAGCTGTAAGCGCTGTGCGGTAAGCATCAAGAACTTCTTGTCCTGTATAGTTAAAGTCATCTTTGAGAGCCTTACGAAGTTGCTCATAACCTTTGGCAACCTTGCCCGGGATAGCGCCCTTTTCAAGGTAGCGAAGAGTATTGGGAGTATCTCCCGGCTCCATAACACCTAGCTCATCAAGAGCCTTGTTAATGTCACCTGAACGACCCATGTTGCTGCCGATAACTTCTTTGATCGCATCAGCAATGGCATTGCTTTCGCCACGCTTGTTAAGATCTAAGATCTTGGCTGGTGCTCCCGAAGGAGACACATGGGTAAGGTTGTAGGTATTCTTCTTAGAACGGCCTACCCAATTGGTATCATCTGTAGCCTTGATACCAGAACCGTAAGGTCCATTCTCGCTAAGCATCCATGTCTCAGGAGCGTGGTCATCTACCTTGTCATTGAGGTGATAGAGAGCCTTGGTATTAGCAGTGTTATCAAAAGTAGGGTTCTTGTTCATGTCAGCGGCTAAGCGCTCGCTGCGTAGGTCTTCAGCCTTGGTTACAGCGCTGGATCCAAAGACAAACTTCTTGTTCTCTTCTTTGAGGAGAGTCTCAAGATCTGGACGCAAAGCGGCAATCTTCTGACGAGCTGCGATCCACTTCTCTTTACCGGCTTTGCCAGTCTTGAATTCAGGTAGAACTTCGCCAGTAGCCTTTTTGTCAAGGTAGTCGAAGTTTTCCTTCATAAAGTGGGTGATCATGTCATTGGATTGACCAATAAATGAGTTGCGAGCAAAGTTGGCAATGTGAGGTTCTGAGTATGCATCTTCTGCGTACTTCTGACCAGCCTTAAAATAGTCATCTGTGCCTGCTTCAAACTTGCCATCTTTGACATCTTGAGCAAGTCGAGTCTCAGCGTAATGATAAGCAGCGCCTTTATTGAGGTACTCGTTGTAGATGTTGGTAGCTTCGGTCTGACCAAAGGCTTCAGTCATGTCTTTGACAGACAATCCTGTGGCTTGCTTGAAAGCATCGCCTACGCCTGCGGTAGCAAGGCTATCCTTGAGAGGAGTAAGAGCTCCTTCAATAAAGTTACCTGCGTGAACAGAGCCAGCATTGCCCATGAAATGTCCACCAGCAGACATGCTGATTGCATTCAAGGCTTGTCCAAGCATGCCTGAGTAAGGTGCTTGGTGTGCTAGATCATAAGTAGCGGGTGTTCCACCGCTAAGCTTGTCTTCAGCTTCGCTGATAGCAAGGCTTTTGATGCCTGTGCTGAATCCTTGAGATGCCAATGCGTTGGTAACTTGGCGAGCAGGGATACGGCTAAGAGAAGCAATAGTGTTTTTAAGCACTGCATACTTGCTACCTTCGGTAGGCAATTTAGCAATCAAAGGTAATAGGTTGCGAGCACCGGGAACTCCGTTAAGGAGGTTCAATACACCGGAACCTTCAGCGCCTTTAGGAGCATCTGGAGCAGCATTGTAAAGCCACTTAACAAAACCAAAGCGTGGAGTAGCAGCAAACTCTTCAGGCAAGCTACGAGTAATCATAGATTGAGGCTCAGTAGCAGTCTTCTTGACAAGGGCTGCAACTTTTTGAGCAACGTTAGCGTCCTCAGGGACACTTCCCTTAATCATTCCGCCAGCTACGTTCTTGACAACGCCAGAAACGCCAAGTGCACCGTCAATGACGGATGCAAACTGGAACATGTTTCCGATGTCAGCGATAGAACGACGTGTCATTCCTTGCTGCATAACTTGTTCTGTGGTGGTATTGCCACCAAGATCGTTTTCGATACGGGCTACGTTGGCTGCTTGGTTCTCGTCAGGAGAACTTCCGTGGCCTACGCCGAAATCGTTCATAATAGAACCAGCTTGGTCAGCCATAATCTGGCGTCCAGCACGTCCTAGGTTTTCTACCCAACCGACTATCTGAGGCGCTACCTTAGCTAGGCTAGCTTCTCCGAGAAGTGGGGAGATGATCTTCATGGCAGATACGTTGCCAAAGCCGGGAACGTTGAATTGATCGTTCGCTAAACGGCGTAGTTCATTTGTCCATGATGAAGTCCAGTTACCCTTAACCAAAGGTTGTCCTGTATTAGGGTCAATACCGTAACCTTTAAGCTGCATGCTAGCCTGAACATCGTTGATGTTCGAGGTAACTACAGGTGGGTGTGAATACTGGTTATGAGCCCATGATAGAGCCTTCTGAATAGGCGTCTCAACTGCATGAAGCAAAGGATCTGAAAGGAATGTAGAGCCTTCTAAAGGCTTTGTCATCATTGCTAGCTTCATTGTGTCAGCGTTGGTAGCCATGTTCTGAGTGCTACCACCAGCAGGGCTGGCTACGTGAGCAGCAAGAATTGGGTCCATCCACTGTGTGTGACCTAGAGCAGCAAGAGTATTGATACGATCGCCAACAAGATCCGCTGAAGGATTACCTGATGGTGATACCGGAGGCAATGGAGTTACATCAGACATGTGTTACCCCTGTTGTGTCGGTGGTGTTGGCGCTACGTTGCCCGGGATTCCTTGAGAAGCTGATGGTGCTACAGCACTAGCATTGCTCAAGTGAGCCTGCAAAGCGTTGCGGATTGACTTGACTTGGTTTGAAGCATTATTACCAAGTTGGTCAAGAAGATTAAGTGTCTGAATTAAGCCAGCGTTCTGTGCTTGATTCTGTTGCGAGACATAAGGCTGTCCATTAAGACCAGCGTTTACAGGCTCGTTAGGGCGTTGTGTAGGCGCAGATAGCGGAACAGCCTGCGGACCGCTTGTAGGCAATCCTCCGCCCGCTGAAGGCATAGCTGGGACAGGTGTTGGATTACCTGCTAGTGGTGCTGCTTGCTGTGTAGCAAAGGTTGAACGTCCCTGACCTTGTGGTAAACCGGGCATATAACGAGGAGCTTGAGTTGTCATTTGACGGATCACTGGAGAGTTGCCCTTATTACCGTTTCCACCTGAAGCTGAGACGCCAAAGTTGTTCTGAGGAGCAGTTGGACGGTATCCACCTCTAGCCATTGTTCCTCCTACTTGTAATGAGTCTCTGTAATGTAAGGTCCTGCTGTAAATGCTGTAAGTTGTGAAGCAATATCCATGGCTTCTTCTGGTTCAGCACCCGCTGCTAAAGCGCCAAGAGCGTAAGATCCGCCAGATCCAATGCTATAAATGCCATTGAGTTGACGAGTCATACCTAAACTGTCATCAAGTTCAAAGAGATGACCAGCAACGGATACGATAAATCCAAATCGGTTATCGCCAGCGTCTGCTTCGTTAAAGTTGTAACCATTTTCAACCAAACACTTACGCATTGAAGGTACTACTTTGACTACCATGAAGTGCCAAAGGTCTTCTTTGTCTTTTGCAAGCACTCGTGGTGGTTCCCAGATGTGTTGAATGACATCGCATGGGAGGATTTCACCAGCGCCAGCAACGATAAATGCTCCACGCTTGCTGATCTTTACCATATCGGGATGGTGCCAAACTTTACCGCCGTCATCTGTGACGCGGTTGTCTGCCATAATGACTGAACGATCGTGGTATTCAATGCCGATAATCGTTGTCATCGCTTGTCCCTATCGCGCTTGTGTGACTTGTTTTGTACTTACTCCGCCTGTTGGCTGCCCACCAGCTGTTAAGCCAGCAAGTAATGTCTGTAGATCTGGGACTCCGTTTTGCGGTGCGCCTCCCGGAAGAGGAGTGCCTTCTGCTGGAGCGCCGGGAGCAGAGGGGACGGACGGCTGCTCTACCTGTTGTTCAGCCCCAGCAGGAGGATTCTCGGGTGCGAAGATCTCTTCGATAGCGTCTTCGATCTGAATGCCCTTTTGTCGGGCTTGGATCACCGCTGCGATCTTCTTGACTAGATCCGTTGGATCCTGTCCTTGAGTAATCATCTGTGGGATTGCTTGGGTCATGGCAGACAAACTGCCAATGAGAGCTGAACGCAAGTCTTCCGTCTCGATACGTTCTTGCTCTAGAGTTACGTTCACTCCGAATGGAAGTTCACGCATAGCCAAATCCTTGGAGATTAACTTACCGCCAAGTGCTTGAAGCATAAATACTAGGCCTTGTGCTGGGTTAAGACCAGCAAGCATTCCATAACGAACATCGGCTGAGTAATCACCCTTGATGTCCTTGGAAGGTGTGTATGTTACTGAGTAAGGAGATCCGGAATCGATACCACGGATAGTCTTTGTCTCATCGAATAACTTCTCATCTACTTCAAAGCAGAGGGAAAGAACATCACGAAGTGCTGCAGCAAAGATAGTTTGAGCAGACTTCACTTGGGTGTCAAATGCGCCAAGCAGGGCATTGACGCCCTCGCCTGTAACGACGGACGCATTAACATTTCCGGTACGCGATTCAGGGTAACGCGCTCCTACGCGGAGTTCTTCATTCAATAATTGTGACTCATTGAATGCTCCTTGAGGCAGCGTGAGCTCTACGCGACGTACGCCTTGAGGGTTAGCTGTGCGAATGACAGCATCGCCACCCAACTGAAGCTCTTGCACATCGTTGGGCAGTACGATTGGTGATTGAACGGACTTCTCTGCTGCTTCCATAGCAAGCAAAGCAAATCGGTTACGTAGCAACTGAATGCCTAGCACATCGTCGAACTGACCACGAAGTTCACCATCAACGCTTGGTCGCTTAGCGACAATAACCATCATCTTGCCCATAGGGTTTGGAACCTGTGAGAGGACGAAATTGGTGCGTGATGGAAGATACATCATCGACTGATCTTTGTCGTAATAGCGGATCATTTCGATCATGCCATTAAGATCTTGCTTGTACCCGTCCGGTCCAAGGATCTGTCGTTCATAGTCTGGGAATTGAGCGACTAACTCAGAGAGCGTCATTGAATAACGCTTAACAAAGGCTATGCATCGTCCGTAGCGATCAAACTCGGGATATGCCCCTACTGGATTTTCTAGTCGGATGCGTGGTAGCTTTGCCTCTTCATCCAGTTCAATAATGAACGGGAGGAAACCATAGGTGATGTACATGTCTGCGCCATTGAACATCTGTACATCCATTTGAGAATGTGCAAAGTAGTTGCTGGCGATACGTGTACGAGTGTCCGCAAACTTGCGGGCACGGTCTGATGTTTGATTGACAGCAGAACAGTTAACTGCTGGTAGTGGTGCAAAGACTTCTGCAAAGTCGCGTGCCACTACATCGATAAAGTTGGCTACGACGTTTTGGTCGATACCATCTGGAAAGAAGTTAGGGTAAACCTGTGAGATCTTTCCTTGACGTACCATCTGCACATCACCATTACGCATGTCACGAGACGTGCTGCGATAGCGAAGTGCCATCACACGTGAGATGACTTGTTGCTTGGTTAGCATTTAGTAGTCCTTAAAGTTGGTTGAATTATTCGGTTCCGCGTCCCATACCAAAGCCCGGTGTATCAGCGGTGCCTGTAGCTCCACCTTTACCATCTGTGATCATAATGACCTGACCCTTACCGTTCTTGGTGTATGTCAAACCACCCTTGGTAGATGAAGTCTTACCATGTGGCAGAGGATGTGTCTCTGCGTGCCCTGTGTAATCTGGACGTGCATGCTGTCCACCGAGTGAACCCTTTTGAGGAAGCGGTGCGCTATGTCCTTGAGGAGCTGGGGTTGCCATGTTTGTCCTTACTGCTTAGTTACGCCGCGTGTAGCGACGCCGGTTCCGGGTTTTGGAGATGCACTATTAAGAGCTGTACCAGCTTGACGAGGGGCAGGAGTTGTTGCACTTGCAGCAGAAGCATGATGTGTTAATGCATGAGCTACACCGACACCTGCAGCACCAACCACAGCAGTGGCTATTGCGCCTTTAACGGCGCCAGTCTTTTGACCAGCATTGTAAGCATTATTTAATCTTGCGGTTTCATTTGCCTTGCGGGTTTCAGCTGCTCTACCACCGCGCTCAACAGCGCCAAGATCTTTAGTTGCATAAGTGCTAGCAGCTTTAGTCTGGCTATTGATTGCTTTGTTTTGAGACTTAGGAAGATCTGAACTACGCTTAGAAAAAGATTCAACATTATCTCCACCAGCGCTGCGTAAACCACCAGTTAAGCCTTCGAAGTTGTCTCCACCGCCGTCGTGTTGTTCGATTGACATAATGTTTCCTTAGCTGTATTGCTCTTGCCACTGAGAGGCAAAGGCATCTTCGAGGTTGATCGAATGACGAGATTCCATCTGAGCCTTAGTAGCCCAGCGATTGTTCAAGTATGGAGTGACGCGAGTACCATTTTGGATTAACTCACGAGCACGGATGACAGCGAACCAGAGAGCCATCACGCAGTCCGTAGGGGACTTCGTATCAGGCTTCCAAGTAATCAGTTGCTGTACCAGAGCCTTCATGCCTTCCGACCCTTCGGTCGATGGCAGCTCTATAAGATTGTTGTTTAGATGCTTTCCGTCGCGGAGCGTACCAAACAATGGAGACATGGACGCCACACCAAAGTTGGTATCCCATTTATTCTTGCCGGTGAAGTGTGAGGATAACCGCACGCCTCTTCCAGCCAACCATTGTCTAAGTTCGTCATCGAGTTCAAAAGCTTTCTGGAAAGCGTTGATTTCGACACGAAATTCTTGAGGTCTATATTTTTCTGTGAAGACTTTGATGGCTGCGTTGATCTTTTGGTAAGACGCATCTGCCATGTTAAGACAGTCGAGGACATAGATCTTTCCATCTGCTCGGTTGTAAGTAATCGCAACCAGCGCTGTCTTACCAGCGATAGCTGGGTCAAGACCAATAATCGTGTATCCCTCAGCAGACTTAGGATGTCCTACCGCGCCGGGCTTTAGAGATCCGACTCTTCTAGCCCCATTTGTTGATCCCGAAACCACGGCTGGACTGAAGATTGCGTCTTCTTGGATGTCCTCTTGCTGATAGACGAGAGCCCATGTACTAGGCGTAACTTCACTTCGACGCTGGAATAAGGTTGGTCCGTCCCATTTAGGAAAGAGGCCATTCTCGTCCGGAAGCTCATCTTCGTCTCCGTCCCACGGTACATCTGACTTAGGCCAAAGAGTTACCCAGTCTTTAGGATCATCGGCAGCCTCTAGAAGGGCTGGCATAGCAAGGTAGGAGAAAGGTGACTTTCCGCCAGACCAGTGCTCTGGGTTACGGATCTCTCGGTAGAGATCAATAGCCGAAATACGAGTACCTACGATGAGGAGCTTACCGTTCTTACCCAGACGGGTGATAACTTCCTTCTGAAGCCAGTTGAGTTGCTTCTCCCATTCATGGGCGTTGGAAGTGGTAATGCAGTCATCGAGGATGATCAGATCCGCACGGGATCCGTAAATCTGTCCGCCCATACCAAGTGCCTGTATCGTCGGGTCTTTTTCTGATGAGTCACGAGACTCGGTACCCAGATACACAGTGTCAGTACGCCATGTCTCGGCGTCTTCTTTCCAGCCGCCAGCAGGTCCATAGGTGTTCTGCATCTTTAACCACCGAGGATGACTCAGGCGGTTCTTGATGGAGTAGACGAATTCTCTCGCCTTTGTAATTGTCTTGGATACCACAATGATACGAACATTGGGGTCCATGCAAATTCTGTAGGTTGGGTAGTTAACCGTGACCACCGTTGACTTGGCGTGTTCCGGAGGAACGTTAGCCAATAGGCGGTTCTTGTGACCCGGCTCATACGTCATGGCTGGATGCTTGTAGGAAGGGTCTTTGCCTTCTAGCAGATCGATCCAGTTTTGGTGATGGGGGAATACTGTCTGGTTAAGAAAAATTTTTGAAAAGTCAGCAAAGCTAATGTCCGTCTTAGACGTCTGTCCACTCGGCAATGTAATTGCCTCGCCTCGCTCCTTTGCCTCCGCTAAAGCTGCAGCAAACTCGGAGTCACGCGACATCCAGACCCGAAGGGTTTCATGCTTCTTTCCGACTAAATCCATTGCTTGGTGGGTGGTGGCTCCTGAGCCAACAGCCTCAATCACCTTTGCTTTAGATTCAGCCAGTGCTTTAACCTTGAAGTGGTCTTCGCCCTTTCCGAACCCTTGCCTTGGTGTTGTTGCCATCTACTTTCCCCGCCGTTATCCACAGCTCCCGCCGCCCCCGTCCGGGGCGAGCGTAAAGTCTTTTTGCCTATGCTATCTGCTTTTAGGCAGAAATAGGCTGTCTATAAATACTGTATAGCAGACTGTTCTGTAACTGTATGAGCAGGTTCATAAAAACCTGCGAATAACTGTTTACTGCTACATACAGTATTTAATCCGTTCAAACACCCTAAACGAACGTTTTTTTTGAAAGTATTTTTTATAGATAGGTAGCACAGGCGTCTTTAGGACGCACTGTTACTGTAGCAGGGGCAAAGGTGCTGGTCAGAGGCGTATAACCCAAAAAATTTGTGAGGAGAGAGACACATACAATTTCGTCGTTAATTAAATAACCGTACGGTCAAAGGTAGGTAATTCGTCCTTTTTGTCCGAATTGTTACAGGCTGAGCAAAGGCATGCAGTTACTGGCAGTTTGCAGTCAGTTAGCAGAGGTTATTGACTGCTTTCAGGTACTTCTCAGGTAGTTATCAGGTTATAACTGCGGGTTTATGACGTACGACAGTCTCCACGCCTTACGCCGTGTCCCCTGTCCCCTGCTACTGCTACGAGATAAAGCTCTGATCTGGTGCAGATACCTCGCTGATAGCTCGGTCCTGTCCCCAGCTGATCGGGTCCTGATCTCTTCCAGAGTGTGACGCACAACACACTAAAATTACTTGCTATCTGACTTGCAATAGCTTGCAGAGTGTGCCTATACTTGCCCTGTGCCTATAACGAGGCACTACAACTAAGGAGAGAGACATGCTAAACCAAGTACAGCAAGGACTATCTACAGGCTTCGAGCTTGTCAGTATCCCAGCAGAAGAACGCGACATTTACCGCGTCAGCGCTGAAACCTATGCAGAGACCGCACAAGAGGCGCAGGCTATCGCTGCAGCTCTTCGCGAGCTTACTGCTTCATGGAAGCGAGGCGCGTAACGTGAAGGAGCTAATGAAGCTAATCGGGCAAGAAGGCACGCTGAACGCGTACCCTTTCGACTTCAAGGTAATCGTGACTGACGTAAAGAGCGTCTACGGTACCGACCGCCTAGAGGTCACCCCTGTATCTGGTGGCGGTACCGCTTGGGTGAATGCTGACCGCGTGAAGGTGGGTGCATAATGGCTTACCGCTACGACATATGCGACAAGTGCCAAAAGAATTACAAGCGCACGATCGCCTTCGATGGCAACTTTTTAAGTGAGTGGAATGAATGTCAGACCTGCACAAGTACCCGCAATTGGCTAAAAGGACTGGAGATAGCATAATGGCACGGTACGAGGTGCAGGTTATGGTTCAGACTTGGGCATACGTGGAGATCGAGGCAGATAGCGAGCAGGAGGCGCTAAAAGAGGCTGAAGCTCTGCCTTACTCTGAATGGAAGCATGACACCGACTGGAGCAGCGCAGACTGTCCCGAGGTGCAGCTACTAGAAGCGGGGAGTTACGCATGATCTATTTACTTCTCGCTATCGCTTCGGCTATGATCGCAGGCGTGGCACTTATTACCCTAGAACACACACTAAATCAAGGAGAGAATGAACTATGAGCACACTAAAAGTCGCAGGCAGCACTTGGGAAGTCACGGGATATAAAGAAGAGGATGGCGTTACAGTGACGGCAGTCGGCAAGTGGCGCGGGGAGGCTTCGAGCTTCACCCTAACCATGCTGAACGCAGAGCCAGACAGTATCGCCTATCTTGCCAAGCTAGAAGGTACTTACAACATGCAGGAGATACAGGGCTTTGGGTTCGATGGCACGATGGCGAACTATCAGCGAAGCTCTTTTCTTGGCGCAATAACCGCCCGAGTTTGGAAAAACTTAGACACTGGCGAGGTTAAGGGCTGGAGCGTGTACTCGCGCCACTACTCGGACGGCTGGAGCGAGCCTAAGCGGAAGGCTATTTACGCAATGATCGAGCACGCTCTGAACGAGCTCGACCTGCTTAGCACTGAAGCTATGAATGAAACCGAGCGGGCACTTATTAAGCGCAAGGCTGAAGGTATCCAGTCCAGCGCCAACTATCTACGCTTAGACGCTGCTCGCAAGATCGAAGAAGCAGAGCAAAAAGAAGCCGAGGCGCAGCAACTACTTGCGTCGCTACTAGTAACCGCTTAGCAAGGCAGCTCCCGCAAGAGCCTGAGCGCTGGTGCAATTCCAGCGGGGAGCACGAGGCAGCTAACGGGCTGCTCATAATGAAGGAGAGAATAATGCAAGAATACGTAGTGAAGCGCTACAGTTTCGAGGAACTAGCCCCTGAAGCTCAGGAGAAGGCTATCAAGTGGGCACAAGATCGCCTACTAGAGGATGAATACCTCTGGATGTCTGAGAACTTGCGCGAGTTTGCAGCGCGTGAGCTACGAGGCGGAGAGCTTGGAGATCACTCTCTCCCGCTGCAGCTTGATCTTTACTACTCGCTCAGCTGGTCGCAGGGTGACGGCGTGTGCTTCGCAGGACGCTTGGAGCGCGAGTACGCTCCCCTGCTGACTTGGCCTGAGAAGGCAGTATCTGCCTATCTGAAGCACGTCGGACACTACTACCATGAGAAGTCTTTCACCCTTGAACTAGTCGATGAAGAGGGCGAAGAGATCACCGAGGGAGCAGAGCTACTACTGGAGCAGCTTCGCGGAGTCTGCAGAGAAACCGAGCGCCACGGGTACAAGTGCCTTATGGCTGCAACGACTGAAGCGGAAGCCCGCGAGTACCTGATCAACAACTGCGCCGACGAGCTAACCGAGTTTGGCAGCTATGACCCGCTATACAACTGCGAGAAGGTGAACGCATAATGAGCCACTCACACGCCCCAGCAGGTGCAGCTGATACCTACGCAGCTGCGAAGATCGCCCAGTGCTCGTGCGGGGTTGATCTAGTTTCCTATCTTGCGCCCGAGGGCGCTCGCTACAACTGGGAGGAGTGGCGTCCCACTTCTCTCGGTGACCCCTGCCTGTCGTGCGGGGGTCACGACACTCCTAGCTGCTGCGAGGCGGAGCTATGAGCCGACACCGCCATACTTGGAGAGAGATAGACGCGGGGTGTTACTGGTGTCCCGTCTGCGACGCTGAGAAGTATCACGGCGAAATTGTGAAGTTTGACACCGAGGAGGCGAGTGCATGAAACTCACACGACGCGGGCGCAGGGTGGCAGTTATTGCCTACCTGCTCGCCCTTCTGGGGCTCTGGTACGGAGTGCACGAGTTAAACATTTATACCAAGATCACAACCTGTCACAATGAAGCGGAGGGGTGGGTATGTCAGACGGCTTGGAAGTAGTCGAGGGCACGATCTGCGGGGACTGCCTCTACCCAGTCGGGAAGGGGTGCAACTGCCTAGAAAAGTAATGTCCAATTTATACCATTTAGGGGGATTAGTCCGTTTAGTCCCCCTTTACGGCGTTTGAGCTTGGCTGGCAAGGCTGCCAAGCCGATTACGCCCCAATGAATGGCACGACATCAAAAGCCGGCTAGCATGGTTGCTAAGCCGACTTTCTGCTACTATTTAACCCCAACCTAAGGAGAGACTATGAATACCCAAGCAATCGCGCAGGTGCTAGACAAGATCAGCAACCGCATAACTTACGCCGTGAACGTGCAAGATTATGAACTGCTACGCTTTACTGTAGGCGAGCTGGAGGACGTAATGCATAACATAAAGATAGACTTAGAAGAGATTAAACGCGAAGTAATAACCGAGGACCAGATCACCGCACACTTACATTTCATGGGAAAGGCAGACGAGTAACGACATTAAGCCTCTACTAGAAAGACTGGGCAGCCGACATGGTTGCCCTTTCTTTTTTCTCGAAAGGAATACCAATGAGTAATAAGCAAAGACTAATGGCAGTAACAACCAGCCTAATGATGACGTTCCTATCTTTGTTCGGATACCCAACGACAACACATGCAGCTGAACTAGCAGTCAAGATGAAATGCTCACCGGAACTGCCTAATGATCTATGGACACAAGCGATGGCAAAGTCCTATGCAAAGTTTGTTATGTCTAATTATGGATGGAATACCAAGAGCGAGTTTAAGGCGCTGAATAAACTCTGGACCAGCGAATCACACTGGAATCCATTGGCCTATAACACAACCCCGGCAAGCGATGGCTCACACGCTGGCGGTATCCCGCAAGTATTAGGCATGTCGACACGAGTACCGGCACCCTTGCAAATTGACGAGGGGTTGCGCTACATTAAGGAACGCTACGGGAAACCTTCCGCAGCTTGGGCGCACGAGCGCCGACACTACTGGTACTAGGGAGAGATAATGGAGAGAGATCTAGAGGTTCAGTGTCCCGAGTGTGAGTTTGCTTGGGAATCAGCCTTTGAGTTAGATGATAACGGTTACACCGAGAGCATAGAGGTGTGTTCTAAGTGCAACCACGAGTTCAGCTTCAGTTATGATGATGACAACATCTGGGATAGAGCAGATGCAGCCTACGACGCTTTGATGGAGGACTAATGTCATTACTACGTGATGTAGTAGTCAGTGAAACTTACCAATGCGATAGTTGCGATAAGACTTCACAATCAACGTGTGACTGGTGGACTTTGATTTCACCAGAACATGCCAATGTAAGCGACTTCTGCTCAGCAGCTTGCCTATCTCAGTGGGTGAACCAATGAGCGACACAGTACGCAGAACAGTAAGTATCGAAACTAAATGCTATACTTGCGAGTCACCTATCTGGGTCCCGGAATGGGATTACTCAGAGGTGCGTAACTATTGCTATCCTTGTGCGTGTGCAAGGCTAGCGATGTAATACACGGCCGTTACTGTGTGTTACAGTAAGACATGCGGTACAGGTTTTGGCTCTCTCCTATCCTGTACCGCTTTTTACTCTAAAGAGAGAGACTAAAGGAGAGTGCAGTGATAGAAATTGATGGCAGTGAATTGCCAGAACACGTTAGTTACAGCGCCATGACTACATGGCTCAGCTGTGGTTGGAAGTATTACCTTAAGTATGCAAAGAAGATGGCTGAACAGCCTGCTTGGTGGTTCTATGGTGGTAGCGCAGTACACCAAGCTACCGAAAACTACGACCAACTAAACCCATGACCCACGATGAATTGTTGGCAGAAATAGACAGACTTGAAGATTTAGTTGCAGAAGTTTCTGCACGAACTAATGCATACCCCGCCCTTCGCGCAGTAGTGGAATTGCATAAGCCTACATACTGGCAAAACCCAACCGTTCCTGAATGGAACGGTGCAAATTGCACGCATTGTTTAGAAGATAGGGGAGATTATCTGCCACCAATAGAAGCAAATTATCCCTGCCCAACTATTCAGGCTATTGAGAAGGAGTTGGCATAATGGCTATTGAACTGATCGACTTATGGAAAGCTGCGTGGCAACAGACTGAAGCACAACGCGCTGAGTATGATCTCAGCACGTCCGGTACATGGCGTGTAGCCAATGCTAAGCGTGACCCAGAGGATGGTGACTGGTGGTACACCCATGGTTACAAGTTCTTCGCTAACTGGGTTGAGTGGCGTAAGCAGAACGAGGATGTGTGGGAGATTGCCAAGTTAGAAGATGGCAGACCAGCAGTAGAACTAGATATATCAGTAGAGATCGCAGGGTTACCGGTAAAGATGTATCTGGACCGAGTAATGCGACACAAAGCTACAGGTGTCTACGCAGTGCTCGACATCAAGACGGGCAAAACTACACCCCGAGATGGACTTCAGCCCGCCTTCTATCGTTATGGGTTGAAGAAGAACTTTGGCATCCAAGCTGACATAGGTTATTATTGGATGGCAAGAAAACAGGAAGTGTCAGCACCTCTCGATCTGACCATCTTTACAGATGACATGATCGAATCGCTGGTTGGCATGTTCGATAAAGCCAGAAAGAGTGGTATCTTTATGGCGAACTTAGATGCTTGTGGCATGTGCGGATACGCCGCAGAATGCGAATGGAACCCAAAGGAGAAGCAATGAGCAGTACAGAAGCACGAATCAGTATCACCGTCAAGACTACTATTGGTAGTCTCGTAACAGTACGCGCTGAATCAGAACAAGAACTCGATAACGTTATTGCGTTAGCGCTTGAGTCAATCAAGTCAGCAGTAACAGAACTTGAAGCATCAGTCGCAGGTCGATCAGCTGCACAAGCACCTATCGTTGGGCTTACACCTAACGCACAGAGCCTATTGCAGTCATCACTAGGTGCAACAGTGGTACAGGACGTCCCACCTTTTAACCCAGCTCCTGCAGCAGGGGGTGGTCGTAACTGCAAGCATGGAAAGATGACAGGTATTCAAGGTGCGTCTAAAGATGGTGGTATCTATAAAGGTTACTTCTGTCCATCACCGCAAGGAACTGTCGACAAGTGCAAGACACAGTACCTACAGAAGCATGACCCAGAGTTCGTCATGTTCGTGGCAGATCGCATTAAGTAATGAAAACCTTACGACGATCCGTTCGTAAAGCAGAAGTTGGAGGGGAGCCTTTACCGGCTCCCTTTCAAGCTTTCGAGAGAGCCGGAATCGTTCTTCGTCGTGCTGAAGTTACAGTCATCGCCGGTACACCCGGCGCTGGTAAATCTTCTATTGCCTTAGCGATTGCTTCTCGATTGAAACAACCTGTCCTTTACTTCTCAGCTGATACCAATGCTCACACCATGGCTATGCGACTTATCGCTATGTCAGGGAAGATGACACAACAGCAAGCAGAGAACACCATCAAAGCCAACCCTGATCTCGCAGAACAGATTCTGCAGGATAACAGCCACATCTATTGGTCCTTTGAGTCTAGTCCTAGCCTTCGAGACATCGACGAAGAAGTCAGTGCCTTTGAGACTATCTGGGGTAGATCACCTACCATGATCGTGGTAGATAACCTTATGGACATCACAATGGATGGCTTCGAGGAGTTTGCTGCCATGCGTCAGATTATGAAAGAGCTGAAGTTCATGGCTCGTGACACTAACGCCTCAGTGCTAGTGCTACACCACACTCAAGAAGGCTCACCGGGACATCCTTGCCAGCCACGCTCAGCGTTGCAGGGTAAGGTTGCACAGGTACCAGCGATGGTCTTAACCATCGGTACCTACATGCTGCCTACTGGACTCGATCAGTACATGTGCATAGCACCTGTCAAGAATCGCTACGGAAGAGCAGACCAAACCGGCAATACTTATGTACAATTAGTCTTCGACCCAGAGTCGATGTACTTGGAAGATGTAATGCGTACCTACGATCAAGAGGAGATGATGGTTGTATGAGTAACGCAGCTAAAGCAAAGGGTTCTAAGGCAGAACTAGACGTCGTTAAATGGCTAAAGGAACGAGGATTCCCTTATACAGATAGACGATTAGCTGGTGCTACTTTAGACAAAGGAGACATCTCCGGGGTACTTGGTGTCACTATTGAGATCAAGAACCACGCGACGATGAATCTAGGTGGGTGGGTTGCAGAACTAGAGCTGGAGATGTCCAACGATAAAGCTTGGACGGGAACAGTTCTGCATAAGCGCAAGGGGAAAGCTGATGTAGGAGAATGGTACTGCACCCAACCCGCACATATTTGGATCGAACTTCTAAAGAGAGCGATGAAGAATGACGGACAAACACAGCATTGAAGACTTCTTGCACCACATAGGTGCGACAGTACCAGCTAGAGGACACGGTTGGAGAAAGATGAAGTGTCCATACCACGATGATCGTAACGCGAGCGCAGCCGTGAACTTTGACCTTAACAGGTTCAAGTGTCACGGTTGTGACGTAGCAGGAGATACATACGATCTAATACGCAAAGAGAGAGGCGGTACATTAAGTGAAGCTATCGAGTTCGCATCGAGCATTTCTGCAGAAGGCCACAATCCAGTATTCAAAACACATAGGCCAAGCGGAGGAGTATCTCGCAACACGGGGTCTCTCGGTCGACGAAGCCCGAGCGTTTGGACTGGGAGTAGTCGTAGATCCGCTTCCTAGTCACGAAGCAATCGTAGGACGTTTAACTATTCCTTACCTCACGCCTAGTGGCGTGGTAGACATTCGTACAAGATCTATGCACGGGGAAGAGCCTAAGTACCTTGGTTTACCCGGTGCCGAAACAACTATGTACAACACTAATGCAGTCTTTACAGCCACGAAGTACATCTGCCTCACTGAAGGTGAGTTTGATTGTATAATGATGACTACAAAGACAGCGCATCCAACGGTAGGACTACCCGGGGCTTCGTCATGGAAGCCACATTACGGACGTATCTTGGATGATTTCGACATTGTGATCGTGTTAGCTGACGGTGACAAGGCTGGTAGTGAGATGGGCAAGAAGGTTGGTAGAGAACTCTCCAACGTGAATGTCATCCCAATGCCCGAGGGAGAAGACGTAAATAGCGTCATACTAAAGTATGGAAAGGACTGGATCGATGAGCGAATCAGAGATTGTATTACCGCTGGATAGGAGCATCTGGAAACATGTCAGAACAATGGAAGCATCGATTGGGATTCCCATCTCGGACGATAAAGTATTGGATCTTTTTGGTTCTCTTTACGACATTTATTTTGCTTATGAGACAGACCGCAAAAAAGGAGAAGACCTACTGATTGCATTGACGGCGCTGCTTGTTGCAGCACCTCTAGGTCAAGGCAAGGCAGTCTGGGATAAGCTCAATGAACGCAAGGTAGACATGACCAACTTTGAGTTTAAGGCAGCTGAAGATGCTGATAGGTCTTAGCGGATACGCACAGTCGGGTAAGGATTCAGTAGCCGAGGTTCTCGTAAGAGACTTCGGCTTTATCCGTATTGCCTTTGCCGATAAGATCAAAGAACTCCTCTACGAGATTAACCCCTATTTTGGATACCATCTTAAAGATGCGGTAGACATGGGTGGTGGCTGGGATAAAGTCAAACAATATCCTGAAGTGCGAAGATTATTGCAAACTCTAGGCGTAGGTGCTCGCACTGTCTTTGGTGAAGACTTCTGGGTCAAGCAAGCAATGGCTCAAATGGTTGACCCCCTTAGGTACGACTATGTAATTACAGATGTACGCTTTCCTAACGAGATGGAAGCTATCTGGGCATTGAATGGAAAGATCTGGCGTGTAGAGCGTCCGGGTGTTGGTCCGGTCAACGATCACATCTCAGAGCATGCAAGCAAGGAAATCGAAGAAGACTGCTACATCAGCAATTCAGGTACCTTAAAAACCCTACAAGGAACCGTACGTAATCTCATGCGACAAGTAGGATAAATCTCACAATACGGACATCTGCTGTGTCATACTTCTCACACCGACTAAATGGTCGGTGGAGAGGTAGACCGCATGAAGAAGATCGTAGTACTAAGCGACATCCAATACCCATACCACGACCCTAAAGCGATCAAGACCGTTATTGACTTTGTTAAGCATGAGAAGCCAGATGAACTATGGTGCGTAGGAGATGAGCTTGACGCTCCTCAGCCAAGTCGTTGGAACAAAGGAATGCGTGGAGAATACAATGACACGCTACAAGATGACATAGATGGCTTGCATGACTTAATGCTCGACTTCCGTATCGCCCTTGGTTGGAATAAAAAGTTTGTAATTCAACGCAGCAACCATACGGATCGCATCGAGACGTACATCAACAAGTACGCTCCTGCCCTTAATAGTCTTCGTAGTACTAAAGTCGAAAAGCTTATCGGTTATGATGAGCTTAAGATCCAATACCTTCACGGGTTCAAGGAGCTTCTCCCCGGATGGGTAATGGCACATGGAGATGAAGGTCGCTCCGTCCAGACTCCCGGCAGCACAGCTATGAGCCTTGCGAAGAAACTTGGCAAGAGCGTTGTATGCGGGCACACTCATAAGCTCGGCTTGCAACACGAAACTACCGGACTCAATGGAGATACCAATACTATCTTCGGGCTTGAGGTCGGTCACCTTATGGATATTAAGCAGGCATCCTACCTTACAAGTGGTATCGCTAACTGGCAGCAAGGTATCGGTATCTTGGTTGAACATAACCGAAAGGTTACACCCTATGCAGTACCTATTGTCAAGGGAGAAATCCAACTTCCATGAAGCAAGACGATAGCTGGGTAGAGGAATACTCCGAGATGGTCTCAAAACTGGCTCAGGAGTACAAGAGACGCTATTACGTCTTAGAGATCAATGACATTAAGCAAGAGATGTTTATGTGGTTTGTAAGCCATCCTCGCAAGTTTAAGGAGTGGCAGTCATACCCAGAGAAAGAGCGTGAAAAGCTGATTGCTAAGTCGCTTCGCAACGCTGCGCTCAAGTACTGCGAAAGAGAGAAAGCCAAGATCATCAAATACGACTTATCTGATCTGTACTACTACGACACCTCGGTAGTCGAGGCATTTTTACCAAGCATTATCCAAGAATCCTATGAGATGCCAGCCAAGATCCAAGACCTGAACTCTAAGTTCGGTGGTGGGGGAGAGGTAAGCGATGGCATGAACTGGCTCGTACTACGGGCTGACATTGCCAAGGCGTTCTACGCACTCTCAGAGGCTAAGCAGAACATCCTACGACTTGCCTTTGGCAAGGAGCATGGGGACTGGAAAGCACTATCAGAGACTCTAGCAACGACACCTGACGGTGCTCGCATGAAAGTCCAGCGTTCGCTGGCATCACTTGTACAACACCTAGGAGGATGGAAACCTTACGATGACCAAGACAACCAAGAGCAAGTCGGAGATGAAGCGAGTGGCAGTGCAGAACCAAGACAAGCCGAAGCCGAAGAATAACAACATCATCGTCGCTTGGTGCGACGGTGGCTCGGTAGACGGCAAGTTTGCTGAAGGTCTGGTCTATTCGATCCTAGCTGGCAATGTACCTATTCGATCTGCCATGCGTGTGCAGGGTAATCAGATCGGACGTCAGCGTCAGAACGCCTTTGATTACTGGTATGATTACACAGACTTTGACTGGATCCTCTGGATCGACTCAGACATCGTGGTAACCCCAGAGGTACTACAGAAGCTCTGGAATGAGGCAGATCCTGTAGCACGTCCGGTGATCTCCGGTACCTACTTCATCTCCAAGGAGAACGAGCAGGCACTGATGACGCCATTCCCATCTCTCTTCTCATGGACCGAGGACCCTTACAAGCTTGCCTATGTACATCCACTCCCAGTTAATTCTCTTGTTCGTGTCGGTGCTGCTGGCTTTGGCTTGGTGCTCATGCACCGCAATGCTGCTAAGCAGATGCGAGAGAAACTTGGCGATACGCCGTTCTTCAATGAGACTGGCGTTGGTGACAAGTTCGTATCTGAAGACATCAACTTCTTCCGACTCATGCGAGAAGCAGAAGTGCCACTCTACGCACACACCGGTGCAGTAGTACAGCACATGAAGCGCTTTTCCTTTGACGTTGACTTCTACAAGTTGTTCTGGGACAACGAGGAGCGTAAGAATGCTGATCGACCAGTCGATTGATTTCTCCTTTGATGGAGAGATACCTACCTTTGCCTGTATCTGCGGATCGGCAATGTTCAAAATTACCGTAATGTGGGACGAAGACACTCGTGCAGTGGGCTGGTATGACCTGCTGCAGGAGTGTGCCATGTGCGGTGCTACATCTACCGCACCCACGCCTATAGATGAAGGATTTGATTGTGCCTAACTACGACTTTAAGTGCGAGAAGTGTGGGTCCACCATTGAGGTGTACATGAACTTCGGCGAGTCTACATTGCCGGTTTGTTGCCAAACCTCCATGACCAAAGTATTCTCCGCTGTACCAATCGTGTTCAATGGAACAGGGTTCTACAAGACCGGAGGATGACATGTCATCAGACTTAATGGGCAGTACAGCAGTAATGAACTCAATTCCAACACCAACTGAAAAAGACTACGTTCTCGCCAAGGCTTACCTTGAGAAGCGTGGACATGAAGACATCATCGAAATGCTCGGTCTATGAGCCGTCGAGAGAATCTCTGGAGAGATGAAGCGTCTTGCTATAAAGAGGGAATTGATACCGAGGAATTTTTTCCTGAAGTAGGAGAAACCGTACACAAGACAATCGTCCAGCTCTGCAAGAGCTGTCCGGTTAAAGCAGAATGCTTAGCCTATGCCGTATCTATTCCAGAACTGCACGGTTACTGGGCTGGAACGTACTTCCGGGACAGATACAAACTACGTAAGCAGTTACAGACTGTTAAGTAGCAGAGCAGAAAATCGCCCATCAACATGGGCGATTTTACTGTAGCAGGAAAAAAAATCAAGCCGACACACCGATAAGGAGAAACAAATGCACAACTTTTTAATCTCAGTAGCAGGATCATTCGTAGGAATCGGTCTGTTGCTAGCCTTCACAGTCATCATCAACCTCTTCCTAGAAGAAGGCGAAGATCTCGAAAACGTTGTAGAGATCAACGAGCTATGGCTCGCTGTCATCGAGCTAGAAGAAAAACTAGCCGAACTGCAGAATGATTTCAACGACGCCATTGATGCTGCCGAATAATGCCAGCGATCAACATAGTCGATGAGTCAGGCACACTCGGGACACAGATCGGTCCCATCACGAACGCCATCGCATCATTCACCCAGCAGGTCTGTACAGCGTGGGGTCTCACGGGCTTTAGCGTTACACAGGGACTCGCTAGAGCCACTGCGGATTGGAACGTCTGCTTCGTCAGCAAGTTCCCAAATCTTGCAATGGAATCTACCGCTTACGGATACCATGAAACCGTCAACGGAATCCCAATCGCGTACATTCGAGTCGATTCTTACGGAAAGAGAAGCCCGCTGGGAACGTATGTCAAAGGCCTTTCAATCTTGGGTAGACAAATCACTAAGCCAAGCTACACACCGGGAATCGCAGCAGTAGCCATGCACGAGATCGCAGAGATGCTGGTTGATCCTCAGATCAACAAGACTGCCAAAGATTCCTTGGGTCGTAACTGGCTCATGGAGATCTGCGATCACACAGTCGGGAACTATCTCATCACAACTGCCCTAGGCACAAACGTGATTTGCCCCGACTTCACCCACCCATCCTT